AGAGACCTCGTTGCTTGTGGTGTACGCGGTGGTCGCTGCGGTAAACGACGCACTATTTGTGTAGAGCGCGATCTTAAACGTGTTGCCGCCACTGTTTTTAAAATTATGCACGGCCTCAAGAAGTTCTTTCTTGAAACTTGTACACATGAAGTTACCCGTAAAGGCCATTAGACAGTCTCCTTATGATCTCGGTTTGCGAATACTGCCGTAGCGGTACTCGTCAATTGGTTCTTGTGCCTCGCCCAAGTTCTTCAGTCGGGAAATGGCCTCCATATAGCGTTGGTTATACATCTGCATGAGGTTCGCGTCACCCTTCATGAAAGTATACGCCTCGATCAACGACGCATACAGCAACGTGATCTCTGCGTTAATGGATAACCAACTCGTTCCGTTGTCTGCGCCCGCCGTCAACGACGCGGGACGATACAAGTAATGTATGTCCACAGTGTAGTTGGCATCAGGGGTTGGAGCGATGAGAAAGTTGTCAACGTCAAACTGCGCGTAGTATTTCGGTTGCGCTTTTGTAGACGGGTCCGGCGTGTACGTCTGCGCAAAGTCCAAGTCCTTAAACAACAGAAACTCAGTGCTTCCGTTAGAGGTTATACTCAAGGAAAACGGAGCCAAAAAGTCCGATGGCGCAGCCAAATACTGATTGCCGTCAGTCATGTTTCCGGCTTGGTTCTTCTGAAACAGGTTTAGCTGCACACTTTTCAGAATACGCTCTTCCGCCAGCCGGATAAACAACGGCAGGTTATTGACGAATGTTGTTTCGTCGTTTTCGGTGTAGTCCTGAATGGCCTGCTTTAATTCGCCGTATGTCATTGTCATGTTGTCACCGTCACTGATCCCACTGAACCTATGGCCTCTAAATTGTCAGGGGGAGAAAGCCCTGGTAAATAGTTAAACCCGACAGGGTTCCAACCCCATTGCAAGGCCCTCTGAGAGGAAAGCGCCGTCTCCGGCCTCGGGTTTCTCAATGCCTGAGGATCCGGCGCGGCCTTCGGCGGATACAACTGCGGCTGCTTTGACTCAAACTCATCCGGGCCGACCTTGGCCCCAGTCCACTCTACCACCATCTCGTTAAGACGGTATCGGCGACCGGACCGATCAGATATACCCCATGCGTCTTTTCCTGAAGCGTATGGCATTAGGACCTCAAATAACGAAAGCTAGGTTGCAGTTTCAATGGAACGCGCTCTTGATCTTCGTCCGCTGCGCGTTGAAACTCTTCCTCGTAAACAGATTTTAGAAGCTGCAGACGTTCTGGAGATCGCTTCATCGCGAGATAGTACGCTAGGCCTGCTACCATGCACGGGTAGAACCTGAAAGGCATGTCTGTAGTGTCAACAAGAGCGCCCGCGTCTTCGATCCTCTGTACATAGTAGTAGATTAACTGGTCTGTGGAGTTTTCAGGAACCGCCCACAGGTTGATCACAGGGGCAATCTGCCTGTTAAACCAAAACTGGCTCGGCCTGCCCTGTGTGGTCTTGTCTGGCAAAGTGACGAAATCACCTCGGCTGATCCGCTCCACCTGATAGTCCGTATTGTCGCGGCGAAGAACAATCTCCAGCACATCCACTACGTCAGAGGCCAGCGTCAGAGCACCTTGGCCTTGCGCTAAATTTATTGTGCCTTGCTCCACGGTCCACAGGTTAATACCACGGTTGGCCCAGTCAGCAAACATTAGGTTCAAAGACCTGCGAGCGGTCTTGGCCTCGTAACCAGTGCGGACCTCAATCCCACACCGCTCATAGGCCTCTTCAATTATCTCGCCGACATCGAGATTAAACGCTCTTGTTCCTGACGTAGCCATCTAGCTATCCCATCTGTGTGTCACGAACGCCGCGGCCTGCCATTACGCAGCCGCCGTTCTTATATCGCACCATACCACCGTTCTTCTTGCCTTGCGAATCCTTTATCGCTTTGGCTGTGGGTGCGCCCTTGTCTCCGGGGCTACGCATGCGTTCTCCGCTGCCGCCCTCAATGCGTTTTCGTTTTTTGTTGATATTGTCCCATAGACCTGGCTTACCCATACTACGATCCTTTTCTGGAGGTGTGGAAACTTGGAACGCTGTTTGCGACCGTGATATTGTCATAGTGTCACCATGCCTTGCACGACCAATACTTGGCCTTCAGTTTATCTAACGTACCTTCGTCGCAGCCGTGACGTGCGCGAAAAGACTTCCGTCGCTTTGGGTCAGACTTCTTGATCGTCATGTTGGCATCGCCAAATCGGACAATCTTTTCTTTTCCTTTGTCGCAGGCCTTCACAACAGACTTCTTGCCGCCAGAAATCTGGCGCTTCGGTACGTTGCACTTCATCTTTGACTTGTCGATCTTAGCCATCAGAGCGGACCCTCGTTCTTGATATACAGAAGGTCTAAGCCTGCGGACACTGCTATGTCTGCGGCGGCAGAGTCGCCTACGCACCGAACCTCGATATCTGTCTTTTCTTCAAACCGTAACGGGATATTGTAGAACTGATCCAATGAACCAACGGCTAGCACGAACTTATCTTTGACTTGAAAGACAGAACCAAAAGGCCGAGCCACCAATTCAACCGTGGCAAACTTGTTGTTTTGGGTAGTAGCTGCTGCGTACAACGCCGTCTGCAAATACGCCGTGTGGTTAGCGGGCACAGTCCAAAGAGACATCAAAGTCTGGTTGTCGCTTAGTGCAATTGAAAGATAAATGTTGGCAGGAACGCCTGTGGTAACTGTTCCAGTGCCGCCATAAATAACGCCTGCGTTCTGCCCACCACTGCCCGCAGTTTCAACCGTGGCTTTGTTTAGCCTGAGAAAACTGTTCACCGTGCTTACAGCAGTCTGCCCGTTAAGAGTTACGACTTCGCTGACCTCATTGTAATCTGCATCTAACCCGCTGAGTGAAACCGTTCGGGCTCCTGTGCCTGTAGACGTATCCGACGCGGAACCACTAGAAATCTTTATAACTGAAGCCGAAGACAGGTACGAGTAAAGACCGCCTTGAGACCAAACTGTCTCCAACGCATTGTCAACGTTTGGGTTAAACCCAAATTTGTATAGGGAAGTGTGGCCCGGAATCTGGCACCGAGCCACCTGTAGTTCGAACACCTCAGATGTTCCCACCTGAGTAATGGATCTGATATCTTGACCCATTCAAGCCACCTACGACAAGATGATCGTAAGCTGGTTACTCGTACCCGTAAACGCCGCCACAAATACGCCAGCCGTTGCAATGATCCCATCGTCTGGGATGTTCATCACATGGTGGCCTGTTGGGAACGTCTGGGTGAGAAGAACCGTACCATTGGCGTCTCCGTTCTTAATGGTGAACGCACCCGCTGCGGCAGCGTAAATAACTACCTGCCGTAGCCGAGAACGGGTAGGACCAACAATCGCTGCTGTTGTGCCCTGTGCCCAATTATAGGCGGTTACTGGACCTGACATGTGATAGCCTCCTTATGCGCCTGCGTTTGCGCCAGTGTCTACACGGATCCAGTTTGAACCATCGGAAAACACCAAGTTGCCCGTGCCGTTACCCGCAGTCTGGGAAGCCTTCAAGGCATTGGAGCAGAAGATGATGCGGCCCGTGTTGGCGGATGCTGTGGGAAGAGAAGCGAACGCAATACCTGTAGAGGTAAAACCGTTGTTCGAAATTACTGGACCAGAAAAAGTCGTATTAGCCATGTGAGTCTCCTGTCGTGGCAAATGTCAGACGCACCATGCGCCTGTCAGGGATACCCAAACAGTACAGGAGGAGTAAACAAAAAGAAAGAGGCGATCCGAAGACCGCCTCTGACCGTATTATTGGTTCGAGACTTACGCCCCTGGTGAACCGAACACTGTACGCGGGTCGCTAAAGCCGAAGCTGTAACGCTCACGCGCCTTAAAGCGCATGTTACCCGTGTCGAAGTCACCTTCCATGTTAGTGGAAAGCGCGGAACGCTCAAAGTGGACGAAGCCGCGAGGCGCGTCTGTTTTGATGAAGAACGCATCTGGGTCAGTGAGGAAGTCGTTGACGGCGTAGCCATCAGGCAACATGCCCATTGAACGGATTGCGTTCGTGTCGTTGTCCGCTGTGCCAACACGCAAGTTGGAAACCATCAAACGCTCTGCAATGAATTGCAGTTGACGTGGGATGACCAGCTTCATGCCGCGCAATGCGACTTTGAGACCACGTTCGTCAACGAAACCAGCGATGTTGAT